TTACAAAACTTTATTGGCATATTCATATAATTTTTCTGTTGTATTCAGGGTTAGATTATCTACTTCGCGTTTGCCCTGTCTTAATTGTGAAAGTACATATTGAGAAACTCCAGTTTTTTTAGAAATTTCATATCCTGTTAAATTACTTTCAATTAATTCAATTATCTTTTTCTTGTATTCTGACATTTTTTCATCTCCATATCTGTACAATGTTTTCTGCTTTTTTTCGAAATTCTGTGAACTCAACGTATTTTTTATTTATAAATGATTTTATTATTTTTCTATTCATTAATGACTATCATCACTTCATAATAGTTAAATTTCATATTATCAATTTTTGTTTCAACATCTTAACGACTTTTCATCATCAATTACTTTGTCAAAGACAAACGATTTGTCTTGTATACCTTACGCCTTTTACTAAACTTCAATGTTTAGTATTCATTGAAGTTTACAACCACTTCTAAAGTTTAACCTTTTATGTATTTTTATTAGATTAGAGTCTTTCAATATTCAAATTACTAACTCCAATAGTCTATTAAATTTGAGATATTGCGATATCTATAGACTTTAATTTTTCAGGCGTCAAATAGACTTCTCAAAAACTATCCGTTTATTTCATAATTTTGAACCCTAATATTACTAAAATAATTATAAACGTCCCTATTAAAAATTCTATTTTCTCCTTTTTATTTGTTTTTCGCACTTTAATAGTCATCTTCATTTTACTAATGGTGAGAAAGTAATATTTTATTCAAAGAATATGACCTCGTAATAAATCAAATCTCACATTCTTATTAGTTTGCAAATTCAATAGTCCTACCCAAATTGAAATCAAAACATTCAAACTATTTTATCGTTTTAACTTCCTCAACCATTTTCACCTCCTTATAATCTATATAAATTATGTTTAACACGGTTCTTTACACTCAAAGAATTAATTTTGTTAAGAAACATTTAGCCATGTAACTTTGTAATAAAAACATTTTCAAATAAATGTACGAAAAACTTTCATGAAATAAAGTATACTTTTCAAATCTATTAATTTTAGAATCATAAAACCAAATACTATATTACAATATGATTATCACAAATCATCACATATGCCAATTACACAATTTAATAAAAATTAAATAAATAATAATTCGCACAAGCATTATTATAAAATATGTATAGTATGTAATACTGCATTAAAGTTAACTTATTTACTGTGTTCAGCCTTTTATATTTTCACTTAAAAATCTTAGAAAAATCTTACAAATTTTTATGGAAATGATAATATAATAAAGCATACTTTTGATTGTTTAAACATGTACAATTTTTAAAAACCTAGAGATAATTTTATTGAGGTGGTCAAAACGTGGACACACAACCATGAAATTTATAGAAATTTAATTTATTGTTCATCTAATCTAACAAGGTATATTTATTAGCACTATGAATTGTTTTCTGAAGCCTTTTGATACTCATATAACTTGATTATTGTTTTAAATTTAGCATCCTTTATTTTAGTATTACCTACCTTTAAATCAGTAACTGTTTGACGTGGTACACCTGAGTTTTTTGAAATACTATATGGTGTATTGTTAGTTAATAACTTTTCTATTTCACTTATAATTTTTTCAATCTCATTCATTTATAATCACGCTCACTTTCTATTTATAATTATAGTACTCCTAATGCAGTAACTACGTTTAGCAATACATTGTTTCTTTGTAATTGACAAACTAGTTAATTTATAAACAAATCCCTAATAGTATTGGCATTTTTTATTATATATTGATAAAATTTCTTGTCTCAATCTATTCTATATTATATTATTTGATCACTTTTTATTTATATTCAGATTAAGTTATCCATCTTTAATATACTTTTAAATTAGATGATTTAAAAGGCTCACTCCATGATATATCAAAAGATATGTCTTTATTTTAATCTTCAATCGTTATTTCTAATTGTTTTTGGTAATTATAGAGTTTTTCCGCTGTTTCTAAAGTTAAATTTTTCACTTTTCTTTTCCCGATTCTTAATTCACTTATACCACCATATGAAACACCAGTATCTTGATTAATTCTATAATTAGATATTGATTTATCATTTAGTAATTTTTCTATTGTATTATAAATTTCTTTAAACTGATTCATAATTTTTGTCAAAATGAAAGGATAGTTTATTTTTTTCTAGTTAAATTAATTATAAATAATATTAAAGTTGCAATGTTAAGATAGAGTGTTAATTTTTTCCTTAATTCTCTTGTCATAAATACTGCCTCCCTATTTAATGTGGTAAAGGGCTTTTGCCCTTTACCTTTTTAAAAGAACGATTTGATAAAATTAAGCACTTGAATTATTATGCTCGTCACAGCTATTCAAAATTTAATTTTGCTATTCGTTCGTTTTCTTTAACCATTCTTATCATTTTTTCTCCTTTCCTCTTTATAGTTATTTAACATTCCACAAATTGAGATAAGTGATATGTTTGAATTACCATATCCAATGACAAGATTTATAATTTGTAATTCTAAATTATAATAGCCTTTATTTTTCAAAATCTCTTTGTTTTATGATTAACATCCCTCTAAGTGTACCTAAAGGTTTTTATGTAATGTATTAAACATTTCCATTTATACATATACATCTTGTTTAAAAAGAAAGAACTCCATATATACTCAAAAGGTATACTGAAGCTCTATATATTATATAAAATTATTATACTATTTTGAAAAACATAAGTAAATCACTAAACATGATTTCTTTCATTTTTAGAAAACTTCTAATACTATAAAAACACCCACTCTGTCACTAGTTTGGGCAGTTATTGTATGCCTATTGAACTCAATGCTTATATTATAATACCTTTTTCGCATATTCATATCAGATTTTTGCATTCTTTAAGCTTAAATTTTCTATTCTTCTTTCTCCACGGCGCATAGCATTAATATTACCGTAAATTACCCCAGTATCTTTATTAATTTGATAACTCGTTATCTCTTTGTTTTCTATCAATTTTTTGATTGTATTGTATATTTCATCATAGCAATTCATAAATTAGATGAGGCGAAATTTTTAATTTTTTAGAATATCAATAGTAGTATAACTAAAATGAAAATACCGATTGATAAACAAAAAGATATTTTTTGTTTTGTTTCTCTTTTCATATAGTATTCCCCCTTAATAATGATACTAAGGTTCCTCATTTCGGGGTCTTATCTTAGAACGTTCTGCAAATGAATTCGATGAAAAGTAATTTGAATGTGGCTATTTTCAAGTAATACTCAAAGTTTTCGCGACGTTCTTTTATCGTCTCATCTCATCACCTACAAATATATTAAAATTCATGTGAACTAAATTATAAAATGATCTTCCCCCAGCTTTTAAAAATTAAATACACAAAACATTTACTTGACCAAAAGTTGCCCAGTTAAATCAAAAAAGAGCTAAAGCAAATTGCTCTAGCCCTTGATATTACTGATTTCCCATCATTGTTTAGCGTATTAATATTGCTTCATGTACTGATCTCTTTCCCATTCAGATACTTGAGTTCTGTTCTGAAAAAATAGAGTTTTATTATAATATGTGATGGTAAAATCCCATGATTACGGTTTTTATCATCATATGTTATTTAATGAATTTTTTATTTTGTTGCCCATTTTGTTGCCCAATTTAGTCATTTTTAAAAACTGGGCAACTAACAAGGCTCTATCCCTTATGTATCAATGGATAGAGCCTTGTTTTTTAATCTTCATTCATTTTTTCTAATTGTTTTTGATAATTATAGAGTTTTTCCGCTGTTTCTAAAGTTAAATTTTTTAATGAATTTTTATCATTTTTCAGTCTATTTCAATCGTATGTTTATGTACCCAGCCATTAATTTTTGGATTAACGTTCTCTTTTCAACACTACCCATAACAATTTAATTATAAAGCTCCATGCAATAAATCCGGATACAAATTTTTTTGGTTGATTTTCTGATTTTTACATTCATAAATTTTTAGCACATTTTTATTTATCTTCTTCTTTTTCAAGCGATCTTTGATACTCAAATAACTTTATTATCGTTTTGAATTTAGCGTCGTGTATTTTAGTGTTACCCACCTTTAAATCTGTAACAGTCTGACGTGGTATTCCAGAATTTTTTGAAATACTATACGGTGTATTATTAGATAATAATTTTTCCACTTCGCTTATAACAGTTTTAATTTCATTCATTTTTAATCACGCTTTCTATCTTTTAATAATTTTAGTACTACAAATGTAGTAGCTACGTTCAGCAATATATTTGTTTCTCCTATGTTGACAAACAAATTAACCCACAAACAAATAACTAGTATTATTGAAATTGTTTTCATATTATTATCGTGTTAGAATTATGATAGTAGGTAAGCCCCTAAGGGCTTGACCTTACTTTTTCTTATCGTCTTTCAGTGATTTGACTAGGGCAATTGTCGACACCACTGTTAAGGCGATATTTGCTATTCTCTCCATAAAATCTAGCACGTTCTTGCCTCCTCTCAACTGGTATACCTAATTATAGCACGCCGTGGCGTACGAATCAACACTTTTTTGTAAAATTTTTTCGTTTTCTTGCAAAAAAATAACCGCATCAATTAAGATACGGTTATCTAGTAAGGACCACGTATTTACAAATACGTTTAGAATCTCTTCGGCAACCTTACTATAGACAGTCTATGCTGTTACTAAATTATACCACGTTTTTAATCATTGTAAACATCGTTTTTCGGGCTAAAAAAGTATTTAGGTAACTTTAAACATCTTTTAGGATGTATTAACTCAGAATGGCATCCCTTTTTATTACTAAACCTTTTATATTTTGAATTCGCTAAAATATCTGCTAGTTGTATCATTCTCTCGTGTTTAGAATCCAAATATTTAACTTTAATGTTAACATCACAGCAAGGAATGAATTGACCATAAATAGAATGTTTGTAATATGAACCTCTACTCTTTGATTTCCAATATACATTCAAATGATTATTTAGATGTTCTGCCTGGTTCGTGTCATTTGATGCCTCATTGTCGATATACGTATAAAGAAAATCTGAATCAGATACTAAATTTTGATCTATTATTGTTTCTATTAATCTTCTAATCAGATAATTTTTATGTAACCTTACTTTTTTTGGATTGTTAAAATTGACTTGCGTTAACAAACTGGTTTTTTCGATAACAAAAAAGGTATGTACACCGTCAGTATCATCAATAATTTCAAGCAATTTTCTTCGATGCCTTCCACCTAATTCAGAACCTTTAAACTCACCCTTAATTCTACTTACTTTAGCTAACCCATTTACTCGTCTTTTTAGTTCGTTGATAATATTCTTATTTTCTATAAAAATACCAGAGTATATAAAGTACTCATGTGTCCCATTATCACTCAATTGTCCTGAATCATCTATATATAGAAATTTTTCCCCCATCGTCATTCTACCTTTTCATTTTTTGAGACTATTTTATAATAAAATTTCAATTTTATCCATAGAGAACATAACAACGAACAAACAACCAGTGAGTAATATGTTAATTAAAAATGAAGTCACTTTCTTTTTGTTTCAGATAATTAAGTATTCACCTTAGTTATATTGATAAAAGGAATTGCACATAAAAAAAGGGCAGCCATTTCTGACTGCCTTTGATTTAATCTTTATATTCTTCATCTACTTCAATCGTGTGTTTATGTACCCACCCATTATTACTTGGCGAATAAGTTCTACACCAAATATTGCCTTGTGGGTCTTGAATTTCTTCATAAATATATACAACCGAGCCCGCTTCAAGCACATCTTTTTCGTATGCAAAACTATAATTATCAAAGCTATTGCCTGCACGTTGACGTAATGAAGCATCGTACTTAATTGTACCTCTGTAATATGGTTCTTCTGACCAAACTTTAATGCGTTGACATTTTACTGGTTTCTTTTCAACGATATCATCATCACTTGGTTGATTTACAACTTCATTTGTATCAACCTCATCTACACCATCAATATAACGTTGTACTAAGTTATCAATTACCTCGATATCATCTCGAGCATAACCACATGCCTGTAATGCGTTACCTGGGTCACGCTTATCTGCTTGAATGTCCTGATGACCTGGACATTTATGCCAATGATCAATCCCCCATGAATCTACTAAAGTAGCAAATACTCTTGCGAAATTATCTAATGCTTTTAATGAACGCTCTCTATCATCTTCAAAGTAACATAATTCGCCACCAAATGCTGCATCATTTGCATCGTCACCAAAGTAATAATTATCTGTCGGTGTGTCATATAACACATGCCATGCCTTTTCATCTAATGGTACACAAATAATACATTCTTTATCATCTACAAAGAAATGCGCAGATGCTGTTGATGCCCAATCTTGTAAGTAGGTACTTTTGTAATAATTCACATTTTGTTGTGCAGTACTTCCCGGATTCCCCGTATCATGATATACTGCAAAAATTGGCTTACCTGTATCCAAAGCTTGCCCAGTTCGTCTTGTTCCAAATGGAATAAAATCCGTATAAACGTCGACACCATTCCAATTACCTAAATATGACTTTGCCATAAATATCACTCCTTAAATTTTGACATAAAAAATACGACTAACTTAGTCGCTTTGTTTTCGTTGTTTACTTTTCATTTTGATTTTCAATTACACCTAAACGCTTTTTTAAAACATCTGGAATTGGTACACCAATAATTGCACAATTTTCGACAACACTAATCGCCTCACCAAATAAATAAAATGAGACTGTTCCATTTACAATCACACCATCTGCCTTGAAAAATAAATCTGCAATATTCGCAACAATGATTACAATAAAAATCGAAATCTTTTTTGCTAAACCTAAATTTGCAATTGAACTTTTTAAGGTATGATTTCGCATTGCTTTTATTACACCACTTAAAATATCCAAAGCGATTAAAAGAATTAATATATCAATAATTGTCCAAGAACCTGTATAGAATAAACTTGAAAAACTTTCAATTTCTATATTATTGATTTGTTCCATGTTCTACACCTCCCTCAACTTGATTATTAGCAACTGGGTCATTATCTGTAACTTTTGTAACTTTAACTTCTTCTTTGTACACATCTACAAAACTGCTCACATTTGATAGCCGATAAATTAAATTTAACGAATTTGCAATTGCCGTTGCATCAGCTTCTGTGTCGTAAAATGTTGGTGTTTCGCCTTCTGGTATACCGTTAAAAGTAAAGGCGTAAGCACTATATCTTAATTTTTGACTTTCCCTTTCCCCATTTTGCCCAACATACACTCTTACTAAATAAAATCTTGTTTCTTTCATGTTACTCACACTCCATCATTTAATTTAAAATCTATTAATCAACATCAAACAAATTACATAATAGTTCATAGGTTTCAGCTTCTTCTTTCTCTAAAACTATATCTAATTCGTTTAATGATTGTTTTATCGCATCTTTTACTAGTGGATATTCACTCAAATCAATTTTTGAAATTTCATTGAATAGTATTTTATCTTCTTTTTCGAATTGTATACGTTTATTTATATCATCAAATTCAACTAAATTATCTTTAACTATTGGATTACCTTGATTATCTTTCTTAGCAAATTGTTGAATTAATTCATTAGATGCATTGGTCAAATCTTCAATTTTATTGTCTAGCAATCTAATAAATTTTGTTCTGTGTCTTGATAATTTCGGTTTAAGCTTTAATCCATATAAAAAAGACCTAGTTTTCACTAAGTCCGCATTTTTTATCTCAATCATTCAATTAACCACCTTAAAATGAATTATTATTAACGATTAACTAATTGTTTTAATGATACTCTACGGCCATTAATTAAAACGTAGACATCATAATTAGCTATTTGAATACCATATCGCTCGTTATCACTCATTATCCCTGTTATTGTACCGGGATAAGTTACCACTCTTAACGTGTCATTTATACCTTCAGTCCATAAAGTTCTGAATTTATAATCTCTTTGTCCCAATTCATAACTAAAGTTAGCAGGATTATTACCATAAAATGCTCTGACATTACTATGAACGGAAGGTACTCTGTAATTTTCTAAAGTCCAACCGCCAGTGTCAGCACTACCACCATGACTGTCGAATAATACTTGGTCAGCAATGACATCAACTTTTGATAAATTATAAACCTTATCCGCTTTTGCTGTGTGACATTTTATACCTGAAAAATGCCCTGTAGTTGAACTAGCAATTAAATCCCCACTAGTTCCCATTACTACAGATGGATAATTATCCCCAGCTGATTTAGTAAAATTCAAAAATGCACACGTGCCATTGTAACCTTGATAAATACTGTTATTCGTAGTGTGAAACACTATTCTAGAAGAGCCGTAATAGTTTGTAACTGAGCCATCATAAAAATCAAAATTATTATGCTCTAAATCCCAAAACATACGTTCGTTTCTAGATCTAATCAAACCACCTCGAATACGTCCTGCATCAATGTCAATTGCTTTAATCCAATCTACAAATGCGCTTCTTGCTGTCAAAATATTAACAAATTGATCATCAGAAACTAATTTATGGATTAATGCACTATCAACGTTAATCGCATTTGCACTAATACTATTTGTAGTAATTAATCGAGACCTCAACTCACCCACATTTTGATAAACAGACTCCAAAGATTTTGTTTTAATCACATTTGATAATATCGAATTAGCCGTTAATCGATTAACTAACATATTATTTGATAATATCTTGTTAACAAAAGCATTATCAACCTTTAGCATATTAGCCTCAATTGAATTCGTATCAAGAATATTTGTTCTTAAATATTGTATATCTCCACGAACCGCTTCAAGTGCTTTTGTAGTAATACTATCCGCAACAACTTTTATTTCCGCTTCAACATCTTTTATATTCGGTGACCAATCAGTTGCAATTGTGCCTTTTTCTAATTGGATTTTACCAATGTATACAACAGAATTAATACTTTCAGATGTAAAATGAAAGCGGAAATATATATTATTACCTGTGTTGAATTTAAATGTCATTCGTTGTTTAGTATTAGTAACATGTTTATACGTCTCTATCGTATGAAGATACTGTTTTGGTACTAAATCCCTGCCATCCTCACTTAAAATTTCAATAGGTGTATACGCTGTCCCGATATTTGATTTTGAAAAAGCATCATAGCTAAGTACATAATCAGTATTCGGCAGTAATTTAACAACTTGATTCGTTTGCCATAAACGGCCGACGCTACTACTAAAATCAGAAGAATATAAGTAACCGTCTACAATTCTTCCTGAATTTTCTATAATAGAATGTTTAAAAGGCGTCGTATAATTTGCTGTTCCTTTTAGTAAATTAACGGCACCAACTTTAAAATCATCAACTTTTTGATTAATTTGATTAATTCTATCATTAGCTTGATTGTAATTAGAATTAGTATATTGAAGTAATTCACTTTTCACTTCTAATAACTTAGCGTTATTTGTAGACTGCATTTGACTAAATTGTGTACTCACATTTTGTTGTAATTGATTTAGAGCTAACGTTGTATTATTTGAGTTTGTTTCAAGCGTACTATTAAGAGAATTAAATTGATCATCAAAATTAGCACTCATCACGTTCACTCTACCGTCTATCGTCTGCTTATAAGTATTTATATCGTCTCTTATTAATCCCGTTTGGTATTCCAAATGATTGTTAAAATTTTCTTTTTCTTTATTTATTAACTCTACATAATAATAGTTCATTTCGTTCTTAACATCTTCAATGTCATCTGAAGTTTTATAATTTTGCAAAATCGATTGTGTCGTATTTGAACTAACTGAATTACTTTGATATACATAACTTTCAGTTTTATCTCCAAAAGTTACTTCAATGAATTCTTTTTTCATGGGACTATATTTTGTTGCAATTACTCTTTGGCGTTGGTCAACATCATGTGTTAGATATCTAACAATAACGGTATCGCCTAATTGCACCTGCTCATTTTGCAACACATCCAAGCCGACTTTGATTGATATTTTAGGAAAATCAACATGTTGCTTACTAAAATAGCCTTCTGCGTAATTAGTTAATTCATCAATTGATTTAAGTTCATTATTTTCAATAATCTCTTCATAAATTTCAGGGTAATCATTAATAAATGGACTATCTACCGTAACTGATAAAATAATATCCTCATTAATTGCAGATAAATCATCTTTGTGTTTTGCTTTCAATTTTTGAATTTCAGCTTTTTGCATATCAGCATGTTGCTTTGCAATCAGCTTTTCATGTTCTATTTTAGCTTGTTGGTTATCATATTTAGCTTGAATTTCTTGTCGTATTTGCTCAGCACTCTTAAATTCTTCATGGACCATTGATTTGTACTTCTTATGTTTTTGAGCTTCAAAATTCATCTTTTTTAGTTCTTGTTTACGAATTTTAGACTCAATTTCACGTTCCATACGTTGTCTACGCTTTTCATTTGCAATCTGTTTATTATATGCCTGTTGTTGTTCTTTTAATGCATTCAATTCATTAGTTTGTTGTTGTTTTATTTTTTCTTTATCAACATCTGGTTTAAATTTAGAAGTTACTGTAACACGTGTAATAATGTCATCATAATTTTCTTCTTGAGAAAATGAAGTAATATTTTTATTTGTCGTATAAATAAACTGTGTGTCAGTGCCTAATCTTCCAAAAGAAATTCTATCAACATTAAAGTCTAAATCTAAATTTGATTGCTTTGCCATTTCAAATAATACATTTAAAGCATAACGATCTTTGTCATTTTCTTTAGTAAACGATTGATAACGTACTTGTTTATTAGTTACATTACTCCAATATTTAACAGATAAATTTGGTGGCGTTTTGAATGATTGAACCCATAACCTTAAGGCATCCAGTGGTAATGTATTTTCAACAACAAGAGGATTAATGTACTTTTTAGACAAATCAAACAATAGTTGATATGCCGTATATTGTACATAATCCTCTTCTTTATCTATATATTTAACTCTGAAAATGTTAAAACCATTTTCCCTGAAGTGTTCGCTCGCTTTGATTAAATTATTTTTTTCGATAAGTTTATGTTGGCCAGATTCATTAATTGGAATTTTAAAAGTTAATTTATAAATACCATTTAACTCATGTTCAATAACATCATCATAACTTTGTGATAAGGGTAAACCATTCCAGTTTAAATCATTACTTTGTAAGTAAATCATATTAATTCACCCCATCTACAATTTATAATTATACTTCTGACATTTGGTGTCGCACTAATGCCTGAACGCCCTGGTGGGATTTTAAAAAATTCTCCAATCATACACTCGTTTTGTAATCCGAATCTATCACTTACATTCTGTCTCCCTGGAAAACATTCAACTTCTAAATATAAATTCGGTGCTTTAATCGTTATGTTTTCATCGCCAATACTAATAATTGCACGTTCATTATCGGTAGTTTCAATAATTAAGAGAGGGTACATATGAATGCCACTTTGATTATCTATTACTTTTTGATTTGGGAAAATAATTTGGGCTGTTTCATTGGTGTCTTCATCAATAAAACTAAATGGCTGACACGTAAAAATAACATCAAATTCATATCCACCAAAATCATCAACTTCTGCACGACCAACATCTACTTTTAAAACACGGTAATACCGTTCAGGGTTGTCAAATGGCTTTAGATAATTCACTTTACTACTTGAATCACTTTCATTCATTCTAGAATTCAGCCATTTGAAAAGAGGTGCAATTTCAATTAAAGAATCAGCTAATACATAAAATTTATACTTTTTCTCTATCGTACTGTAATTATCACTCGTCTTTACATATGCACCATGCATTTGATCCGTAGTAATAATTTTTGTTTTTCTTTGAGGAATATTTAAACCATCATTCACTTCAACAAATACTTTAAATGGAAATTCACTCGTTTTTCTGCCATTGTATTCTAGAGCATTTAATTCAATCAAAATTATGCACCTCCTATCATTTGCTGTTCTGCAAGGGTTCGTTTTAAATGTTGTTCCATCTTATTAATTAATCTGTTTTCATCCGCTTCTTCTTTAACAACCATGTCATTCAAATTAATATTAACAACAACGCCAGCGTTTGAATTTTTACCACCTGTGTAATCTTGAAGTACACCTTCAATACCTCGCATTTTTTCCCTACTGTTTAATGGCGTGATTGTAACATTCCCTCTGTTAACACTAAATATTTCGGGTCCTGCTTCTCCAACAATTCCTGTATAAGTACCTGGTACAGAATGAGATTGAATATTACCACCTTCAGCATACGCATCTATATGTCCACCTTGCGCATGTTCATTACTAAAGAAATTACGCACAACGTTAATTGTAGATCTAATAAAACGAGGGATAGAATTCAACGCATCTATTGCTGAATTAGATTGCTCAACTGCATTTGATGAAACACGGATGCTTTTTTCTGGAATATCAGTCCCGTTATAACGATCTACAGCATACTTTGCATCATCAGTAAATGCTTTCGCATTACCTGTAGCTGGTAAATGTTTGGTTGGTATACCTGTTCTATTAAATAGATTAATGGCATCTTGTGCTATACCAGTAAAAGGTGTAGCATTTCCGGTTGCTGATAATACTTTTGTTGGAATTCCAGTCGAATTAAAAATGTTAAGTTTATCCTGCGCTTCATCTGTGAAAGGACTAGCGTTTCCGGATGCTTCTAAATTTTTCGTGGCCATTTTTGTGTTATTGAAGTCATCTAGCTTGCCTTTAGCTTCAAGCGCTTTAGCTGACGCTTCATCTTTAGCTTTTAATTCTTTCACTTGCAATTCAAGTTTATCTACTTGTTCTAAAGCTTTCTTTACTTTTTTCGTTAAATCACTTACTTTATCTTCAGCTTTTAATATTTTTTTATCTGCTTGTTTTTTATTGTAGTCTATAATTTTTTCTTTTGCTTTAATCGTCTTTTCTGACGCTTCGTCTTTGGCTTTAAGTTTCTTAATGTCTGCTTTAATATTGTTATAATCTTCAATAGCTTTTTTGGCTTTGTCTTTAGCTTCTTTTGTTTCATCTTTAAGTTTTAATACTTTTTCATCAACTTTTTTATTAATATATTCATCTAAAGATTTATCTGCTTTATTCGCTTCTTCTGTCGTTTTATCTTTTGCTTTTAGCTCTTTTTCTTTAACTTCTTTTTCATTATGTTTATCAACAGCTTCACTAGCCTTTTTAACTTCCTTACTAGTTTCATCTTTAGCTTTGATTTTTTTCTCTTTAACATCTTTATTATCATATTCGTCTAAAGCTTTCTTTAAAATCTTCATGGCTTCTTCTGTACTTTCAGCCTTTTTAATACTGTCTTCAGTACTACTACTGATAATATCAGCATGTTTGAGTGCTGCTAAACCACTATCCGTTAACATTTGTTGTAAATTCTCACTAAAGAATTTTTGTGCTTCTGTGTTATCGGTAATAGCCTGACCTGTTGATTCTGATAATTTTAAATAAGCTTGTGTAACACTAGCTACTTCATCTGATGTTAATTTTCTATGTTCTTGCGCAGCATTAGCCATAATATTTCTTATTTTCTCTTGATTATCTTGTAAAGCTTTAACGCGTTTTCCATACTCATCATTGATTTTTTGCGTTTCTGATTTATACTGTTCTTGTGTTAAAATACCATATTCTTGGTCCTGCTTAAGCTTGTTTAATTTCTCTTCTTTCTCTTTATTCAAACTATTTACTACTTCATCAGTAACTCTTTTGGTAGCTTCAATAGTTGCGGATGCTGTTTCTCTAGTAACTACTTTACTTTTTTCAGCCGTTTTAGCAAATTCTGTAAATGTATTGCCTAACATTGTGGCATAATTTTCGTAATTTTTTTTTGCATTGTCAATATCTTTTTTATCTAAACCTAAATCTTTTAATTTTTCTTTAAGACCACTGATATGTTTAGTAATACTTGACGAAGCACCCAAGAATATTTTACCTGATTCACTAAGATCCTTTTCATATCCATCCCAAGCTTTTTTCATTGTTTCTTTCACTTCATTGTTTTGTTGCTTGAGGCGTTCCGTTACTTGTTTGTATGTTTCCCCAGTTTTCTTCGTCGCATCTTGTATTTGTTTTTGTGAACCTGATGCATCTTTTGCTCCACTAGTTATCGTTTTATACCAATCTTCATATTTACCTTTAGTTTGATCTACAGCTGCTTTATGATTTTCATCATCTTTATGTAATTCTTTATAAATTAAATATCCTACTCCTGCAGATGCACCTACAATTGCTCCAAAAGCTAATCCATATGGATTACTTAATAATGGTGCCAATGCGCCAACTTTTTTAGCCATTGAACCTATTTTACTCACACCAGTTGTTGCTTTCCCAGCACCTTTAGTGATTTTAGCAGTACTAGAAGTCAGTTTCCCAAAACCTTGTGCAAGACTACCAACACCTCGAACTACGCCACCAATACTTCTAAGTATGCCTCCAAATCCTAAAGATAGAGGTCCTACTGCAGCCGCTAATGCTGCAATTTTAACAATCGTATCTTTTGTTTTACCATCTAAATCGCCAAATTTATTAGCTAATTCTGTAGCTTTATTAATTAAAGGTATGATATGTGGTAGAACTTTAGCACCAATCGTTTCGGCTAATACTTTAAATGATTCTTTCATTTTATCGACATTTTTCGAAGCAGACTCGCCCATCTTTTTAGCTAATTCATCTTGATATTTAGATGCATCTTTTGTACTTGAAGATAAATCTTTAATAGATTTAGAACCGGCTTGAATGAGGGGGTTAATACCTTTCATCGCTTGTGTATTAAAAATTGTATTAAGCGCAGCATTTTTCTGTTCATCACTCATACCCGCAGTTGCTTTTTCAATGTCACTTAGTATGTCAGGGAATGCACGCATTTTACCGTTAGCATCAAAAGCAGAAACACCTAATTCTTTTAATCCTTTAGATTGTTCTTTAGTTGGTGTAGCTAAATTTTGAAGTGCATTCATCAAGTAGGTACCCGCTTCGCCACCCTCAATACCGCGGTTGGCCAAAATACCTAATGTTGATGCCATATCTTCTAGTGACTGATTATTATTTGCTGCCATAGGACCTACATTTTGCATTGCTTCACCTAAATCACTGAATCCGGCTGATGTTTTATTTGCGGCAAATGTTAATACTGATGTAACTCTATCCGTATTTGTTAACATTTGATTTGTGTCATCTACTTTCAAACCAAATTGCTCGAGCACATTTGAAGATACATTCATTACAGTATTAAAATCATCTCCAGATGCAACTGTAGCTTTTAAAATACTAGGCATTGCTCCTGAAACTTGATTAAAAGTAAAACCTTTCTTTATCAATTCATTCATACCATTACGTATAGACGCACCAGCCACACCATATTCTTTAGCCATATTTTGAGATGATTTCCCTAATTCCTCAACTTGAGATTTCAATTGACTAGCAGATTGCGAACCATCATCAAGTTGTACTTTCATCTGATTCATTTGATTGTCAAAATCAATATATGCCTTTGTCGCATAACCGAAACCTGCAACGATTGGCGTCGTCACTCTTGTCGTCATAGTCTTGCCTAAATTTGTCGCTTTATTTCCTGCATCATCAAATTTATTACCTACAGTTTTTAATTTTTCAGATACATCTGCAAAACGGCCACCCGCATTACGATATTCATCTATCATTTGACTTGCAGCATTTTTAGCTTTAATCATTTGTGTTTCAGTTCTAGCGATTGTTGCATTTAATTTATGAAGTTCTGCATTATTCAGTGATTCTTTTGAACGCAATTCGGCTAAAGCATTACTTAGTTCTGTTGTATCTCCCTTAGCAGTTTTCATTTTATTTTCTAGCTTATTAATTTCACTAGCAAAAATACGAGATGATTCTGATAATTGTTTTTGCCTATCTTGCAATACATTTAATTTAGCTTGTGCTAGCTTTGCTGTATTTCCTAAATCTTTAATAGCTAAACCATATTTTTTAGATGCTGATGCATTGTTGCCTAATGCCACAACATTCCTTTTTGATTCTTCAGCCATTTGTCTCAATGCAGCAGTAGCACTTTTTAAATCAGCTTTATATTGCGCTGTGCCATCAGCTGTTAATTTAACACCTGCTCTTTTTAATTCTGGCATCTTTTCATCCTCCTTTCTTTGAAAATAAAAAGGGCTATAAAATATCTATAGCACTTACTATAAAAATTCTACAGCCCTCACTTCCTTGTATTCTGAATTAGATTCTATATTGTCATTTTCTTGTTTTGCTTCCCTCAGGTTTCTTTCAAATTCTTCAAATGATTCATCTGATAAAAAGACTCTTCCGACCAATTTATTTTTATATTGTTGTTCATTATGCTGGTTTATCAGCATATAAATAGTCGCTAAATCATACTCATATAAAAACTCTTCTTTTGTCATATGGAAGTATGTTTTTGCGCAATAAAAAAGAAAGTCCCAATTATGATTTATTGGTCTGACTTTCCCTCACTTTTGTTTTTTGTATCTTTTGTTTGATTATCATCAACATCATATAATGCTGTTTGGAAATCAATAATAAATTGAGCTAGTTCAATCTCATTTGTATTCTCTAATACTTCTTCTAATGTTGTTTCAAATTTGTTTGCTTTAAGAATACATACAACAACTTTAGCAGTAGTAAGATTGTTTTCAGTTTCATACAAATTTGATAGATCGCCTTGCTTAATTCCAAAATCTTCTTCAAGATATAACCAAAATGCAGTGTTAACGTTGTATGATGTTTTTGTTCCAGTAATACTAGATTCAAATGTTTTTAGTTTTGTTTTAAAGATACTCATGTATTTAACTCCTTACCTTCCAAGTTATTAAGAAACTCTATTTGTTGATGTTGTCGTTGATGCAGATGTTGTTGATGAGGTATCAGTATTTTTATTCAATTCTGTTAAACCTGCTTTGTTATAGAATCCTTTTTCTAACAACTTACGTTCATCTAATGTTTTGTTTTTACGTAAATCAGCTTTGTAATAGATGTTAGATTCTTCTTCTTTTCCTGTTGCTAATGGCATAGCAATAATGTCAAATTGTTGCATTTGTTCTTTTTTGTCTTCAGCTTGAGATTCAACGTTTAAATCAGTAGGTTGAATTTGACATTTAGGGAAGTTAATAATAATTTTTTCGCCATTTTCATCAATCATTGGAAATGCGAAGCGGAAGTATTTTTTAGTGCCTTTACCGCCCATACCATATACACCATCAGCTAACTTTGTTGCTCCTGATACTTCTTCTTCAAATCCATCAGGTAAATATCCTGCGTCCAACGTAATCGTCGCTTTAGATGCTTTTCCTAAAACACTATGTAACGCACTAGATAAATAAATGTCTTTAGATTTATATTCAAGTTTTGTTTTCAACTTATCTAATGAGGGAACCTCAAAAACTCTACTATCATACACTGGTGCAGTAGTTGGTGTTTCTTCATTCTCTTCACTACTTTCAAAAAACAATCGCATTTGTAAATCAGTAATTTCACGCGCAAAGTTTCTTTCAAAATGTTCGAGAACGTCATTATACAAATATCTCACACGCTCAAACACTAACTCTCTCGCTTGTTCATTTGAATTAATATCAAATTCACCACATGTATTTTTTAATTTAACTATTGATGAAACAATCATCTCAATTAAATTTTCATTTGATTCCTCATCCAAAATATGCAATCGATTTTTTAGCTTTTCTAATATGTCATTTGAAATCTCCATCGCGTGAAACCACCTTTGTTATTATGATGCTGAATTACTTCTTCTCGAAGTTGTTGTGCTTGCGCCAGTTGTATTAATGTTCAAGTCATATACAGTAGCTGCATTGTTATCTAATGGTAAACCGTTCGCATACTGTTTAATGATATAAAGTCGCGCATCTTCCATTGCTAATACTTCATCATAAGCTTGTAAACTTGCTTTTCCTCCTGCACCAGCAATATATTGCCCTTTAACAAAGAATAAAGCTTTATTTTCAGCTAATACTTCACTCTCAACAATTTCTAATCCACCTGGGATTACTGTTACATAAGTACCATTTGCTGTTAAAACTGTTGACGTAGCATCAACATCTGCTTTATCTGATGGATTTAAAACTAGAACTACCTTACCATCAATTTTTCGATTAACATCATTAGCATTTTTAGAAAGTGCTTTCTTTACATCCTTAATTTCATTAACAACTGTTTGTCCAGGTGCAAATGTTAACGTCCCTTTAGAAACCTTATCAGTTACGCCACCATTTTCAGCAACATCTTTAAGTAAACCAACTGGCTGATGTTGTGCAGAACCGTTACCATTAATGTAGCCCCATTCTAAACCTGTAGCCATTACCTCTGCCAAAAGTTTTTCCATATAGTTTGCAATGTAATTAGGACCTAAAACTAGCATGTCTTTTGGAATAGCACCAAATGCTGTTAACTTTAGAATATTAAAACGTTTTTTACCGAATGCTGCATTTACTTGACCTTTAATGTCACCAAATAAATCGCCCCATACTGACGCGCCTTTTGGATCTACAGTAATAATTTCAGTAACAGCGCCCATGTTTGTAATACCTAATGCATTTAAAAACGGATGTTCTTTAATTAATCCTTCAAATACTTTATCAATAAATGTTACCGGTAAAGCTCTTTCTTCTTTAAATAAACCTTCTTGAGCAACTTGATTAAAGTATCTTACTTCTTCAGACGTTAATGTTGATTGTCCACGTGCTGCTAAAATTGCATTATCTGCTATTTGTGTATTAACATCATTTTGAATCGTTTTAGCTACATCATCCGACAATGCTTGCACGTAATTAGAAACAATTTCCTCTCTCTCTTCTTCTTTTAAATCGCTATTCGTTAATGACGCAACAAATGCTTTTTTAGCATTAATAAATTTTTCAGACTTATTAAATTTAATAGTCATAATACATAACCTCCTAAAAATTTATATTAAAAAAGAAGTGTTTTAAGATAGTCTTTTGTATTCACATTAGACTTATCTTTCACTTCTTGATTTACTAATTCATTATTAATATTTTTGTTTAAATCTTGTTTTACCTTCATGCCATTATCTTTCTCTTTAGTCTCATAAGAGTTTGCAAAGCCTTTTTCAACCGCTTCAGATGCTGTAAACCATGTTTCATTATCTAACAACTCCTTAACTTCTTCTTTACTTAATCCTGTTCTAGAAACATAGACATCAACAATTGATGAATCTATTTTCTCTAACCTATCATAAGTAGTTTGCATTTCTTCTTTATCTCCATAGCAAAACGTTGAAGCATTGTGAATCATCATTGTTGAACCAGTCCTCATGATAATTTCATCAGCCCCCATTGCAATGATAGAGCCTGCACTTGCTGCTAATGCAGTAACCTCTACGATAACATGTGCATCTAAATCCTTAATGTAGTTGTAAATTTCTAAACCTTGAAATGCATCACCACCCGGTGAATTCAATTTAATTCGAATTGTCTTAGCTTCTACATTCTTAAGCGCATTTCTTACATCTTTTGCACTTGTCGCATCATAGAAATAATTACTTTCTCCAATAGCACCAGAAATGACTAATACATGTTCATCCTTGCTTTCATTAGTTTGATTAAAAAAAGCATGCTCAAATTTACCAAATTCCATTAACTCACACCTTCTCTCAATTGTTTTAAAGTTTGATAGTTTTTAGTTACTAGATGTTCATTCATTAATGCATCTTTACTTTCTTCATATCCTAATTCACGTCTTATTTCATTACCAACAAATACACTACTAGCGACTAATTTATCAATTTGATTAGCCATATCAAAAATACTGTCAAACGTTATTGGTAACGTATTTGCTATAATTTTCGAATCATTTAAGTATTGTTTTTCATCAAATAATTTAGCATTTAATTCTGTAACTATTAGTTGCAGTAGTGGCTTTATAGTCATTTTAATAAATCGCTTCATGTTTTGATCTACTTCTGCAATATCTCCGGTTAATAATTGGACAGGTATACCAAATTTAATAGCACAGTTATTTAAAAACTGTTTACCGACTTTATCAACATCATCAACACTATTAGCTGCCTGTGACAAAGTTTGTTCTTTATATTGAATACCTTCTTGCTCAGGAACAATTGCAAATGATTTATCTTTAAAATTCTGATAGATATCTTGAATGAATTTATTTACTTTCGCTCTTCGCTCTTTATCGTTTCCCCATTTACTATCAATCTTAACAATTGAACGTACTTGAGATTTCCTCATTTGGAACTCTATAAATCTTGCAAATAAATCACCATAATCACCATATAGTTCATTCAAAATCGACTCTGAATTTTCATTATTATATTTAATATGAATTACATCATTAGAATTAAATGTTCTAGTATATTCAAAGTCACCAATTCGTACTTGACTATAAATATTTGGGACATGCGCATACTCAGTAACATGATAAGAATCTGCAACTAATAAGTCTTCTGAATCATTTTGAATAATTAATAACTCATTATCATAAAGTAATTTATATATTGCTTTTTGCCAAAATTGAGTAGCAGATTCATTAATATTTGGCTTTACGTTTAACTTATAGTACATCGTATCTTTAGTGTATTTATTATTATCTTTAATTTTAAATTCTACTTGACTAACTGTTTTTGCAATTAATTCAATGCAACTATTTATTGCTAAACGTTTAATATGCGTTTTTTTACTTGCTGAAACTATCGATAAACCTAATTGCTCTGCAGTTTTACGATTGGATTTAAATAAATCACTTAACAATCCCATTACTCCCGCTCCTTTCTAATAATTTGTAAATTCAATTTCATCTAAAAAGAAATCAATGTCATCCGTGAGTATTTCTGACGCTTTATATAAGGCATGAATTAATGCTTGAAAACCATCAGTTTTTCTACGATGCTCATCTTTTTTCAAATATTGAATCGAGCCATCCTTAGTAACTTTCTTAAATACATTAAACGTATACCAATTCATTAATGGATTGATTCCCCAATAAAGATTATTATTAGCAAATAGTGATTCAACACGTGGTGCAAGCAAACCATGAATAGACGATGGTCTTCTTATTCCATGTACTTTAAATCCTTCCGCTTCTAATAACGGGCGAAGAATATCCAACTTATACATATCAGCAACAATTATCTCAATGTTATATAATTCTCGCATCTTGACAAACCAGTTAACAACATGCCTTGGATCTATAGTAGGTTCATCAACAATTGTTAATAATCCTTTTTCAGCCCATTCGTATATAGGGGGTTTCAACTTTGCTTTATCTAAGTATTCTTCTCTAGCAAATGAATGTGTTAACCAAAAATAATCATCGCCTTTTCTAAATAATAAACCGACAGCAGTAAAGTCACGGACAGACCCAAAATCTAAACCTCCTACACATGTTTTATGTAAGAGGTCAGGTATTTCTTCATTTGCATGATATATTTCATCTGCAGTTGCTACAGATTCAGTCAAGTCTGTTTCTGGAAAATTCATTCGTTTCGCCATGAATTCAGCTCGGTATTTTAAATTGTTAGAAAGCTTTTGATGTTCTTTCTTCACTCGTTTAAATAACCTTTTAGCATATGGTGTCATCGGTTCAGAAAATTGTGGGTTAGCTTTTTCCCATGCATTTGGATCATCTGCTTCTTTAACATCATCTATCTTACACAAGAAACAAAACATGTTATCATCTAGTACTTCCCCACTTAAAATTTTACTAGCTCTTTCTAACATATCATCAATAACGCCACCTCTAACATGTCCATTAGAACCTATAAAGATTTCTCGAGGATTATCTTTTTTACCTAATCCAGAACCAAAAACGTTTATAACATAATAGCCTTCCATTCTATGAATTTCATCATAAACAACCATACCATCTTTTAATCCATCTTTACTTTTTGGCGTAGAAGTATGGTATTGCAGTTTACTGTTGGTTGCTCTTCCTGTTATTTCTTTTAAATTTTTTCTAAAATATTCATCTAGATTATTACGTTCTATACAATTGTATATCTCCATAAATGAGGTTTTAGCTTGCTTTTCAGTGTTAGCTACAATAGAAATATCATACTCATTAATTGGATTATAGTCACTTAAAAAATAGTGTGCCCATACAGATACAAGACCATTCTTACCAACACCACGACCACCCATTATAAAAAATTGGTCGTAAAAATTGCCATTATCTTCCTTGTAGTATAGAAATAAAAAAGCGCTTATAAATTTTTGAAAATCGTCTAATTCAAAATAGAATTCTCTTGCGAAATTACACAAATTTTCAATTGCTTCATCGTCAAAGTAAATATCATCTCTAGGAAAAATATATTTCTCTAAATAATCTATAAGTTGAACACGTTCTTTATTAAATAATACTTTGCCCTCTTTGAATAAATCAATGTAGTGCTTTACGTATTTATTTACTTCCAGCAATTCTATCCCTCAATGATTTAATTTGTGGCTTAGCATTAGAAACTTTATTAATGGAACGTGTTCTTATTGACTCCTCTAACATAATCAAGTTTTTATTTAAATTAATTAGGTCAGAAATTCCAGGATGTGTTTTAGTAAATTTTTGAGAAGCATTATTAACAGTAATTGTTATGCCTTCCTTGTTAATTGCAGTTATTAATTGGCGATATTTTTGAATTAAGGTTATATATCGGTCAATCTTTTCAATTGTAAACAAGTCAGTTTCATCAACGTCTTTCAGCATACTTTCTTTTAAAGTTTTTAGACTTACCTTCAATGTGACCCCCCCTTAAAATTCAAAAATTGTCTTCGTGTGCTAAAAACGACCCCACGCCCGCTCAAGAAAAAATTCAAAAACGTAAATTAATTTGACCGGGGGGTCTTACTTAAAACTTAGAATATTTTATCTAAAAATATTTTTTAATAAATAAAAATAATTAAATCTAATAATTAAACAAGTAAGTTAATACAATAATGTTTCCAAAAGAAAACAAAATTTAAATTTCAATTATTAATTTAGAAAATCAATTTGGTTGATGATCTATATACAATGCTATCTATACATTGGATGTTACTTACGAGATTATTACTTAATTACCATTGTTCATCATTCCATTGCTTACGTGTTCCACCATATACACGACCATGAACCTTATTATGACAATCAATACATAAAGTTATTAAGTTATTAATATCCAATGCTAAATCAGGTCTTTGGACTATAGGCTTTATATGATGAACGTTCTGTCCCTTCACTACCTTGCCCTCACGTTTACAATGTTGACATTCACGATTATCTCGTAAGTAAGCTTTCATTCTTAATTGATTCCAACTTGTACTATGATAGAACTTATTTCGTTTATCTTTAGTATCATAGACCTTCATTCACATATCACCTCACACAACATAAGTAATTTAAATATTAAAACTTGTAATTAAACAAACTATTAAAGTACTCATGACTTAAAATGTATTTAATCTAATCCTTAATCAACTATATACTTAGATTATTTAATTACATCTTTTAACAAAGTAACTTATCTTTCTTAATTATCATTACTAAATTTTTGAGGTATATAAAAAACCACCAGTATGTTTTATACGACGTATAAAAATCTGATGGGTGATTTTTAGATGGGTATTATTTTGATGGGGGATTATTACTCTTTAGCTTTTGCTCTATCCCATTCTTGTTTTAGATATTTTCCTATTAAATTACTCAAAGATTCTATTTCATTGTTGTAATCAATCGATACTTTACCATTTTGGGGTTTAAAATCATTGATAGATTTAGTTAAACTTTTCATATCTGATGTAATTTGATTATGCGTGATTGAACTTTTATCTACTTGTTTTTCATTAGTGAAATATAGGTTTAATAAAATTCTTTTTTCAATTATTTTTGCTATCTCTTCATTAAATTCCTCAACGGTTTCAGTCACTTTTTTGTTATATTTATTAAATTCTTTTATCAATTTAGTATGTCTTTCAGAATTATTATTACTTTCAATATCTCTCACAGATCTTTCTCTTTGTTTAATAAATTTTGCACGTTTTCTTTTTAACATTAAACTTCTATTGCAACTATATATATATTGTGCTGATATTTTTCTTACTTCATTTATCCAATCTATTCTAGCTTTAGAAATTATTTCTGCATTTAACTTTTTATCATTAAATCCCTTTTGTAGTTTATATGATACATATGTTGTTATTAAACCTGTAAACGTTGATGAACCTAAAACCGATAGTAAAATTTGCCACCAATTCATTAAATAAAAACCTCTCTTTATTTATAGTTTTATTTAATATTACACTACTCTTAAATAAATTAGAACGCCCGATTTTTCTATCGGACGTTCAAGGGAGAAAACACCTTTTAAAAAGGAGGACATCAAACATGAGAATCACATTAGTGAGATAGTTTAAAAATAACTACCTCACTAATGTATCAAACGTATGGCACAATTTATAAAAATAAATTTTGTCCTTTTTCACCTTCAATTTTATTTAATGCTCTCTTTAAATAACTTTGAGTAGAACTTTTACTAATATTTAATAGATCCGCTATTTCACTTAAACTTAAATTCTCACATTTGTGCATTAAAAATATTTCTAATTCTTGTTTAGTCAGTTTCATCAATGCATAATATGCTTTATGATTTACATCTTGGATGTAGTCATGATATTCTTCTGTTCCATTTTTCTGATACATTGATACATCTATCATTTTTTCTATAGTTTCATGATTAACTAAATAGCATTGTCGTTTGTCTATCGCACTATATTTATTTGGTTCATGACCTTCTCTTATCCATTCGATCACATAATTTATATCACTTAACATTTGTCTATTTAATGCAAGTTCATTAATGTCTATAACATTGTGCTGCATTAAATTTCGTATTCGTTTTAACACTTTATTCTTACTTAAAAGATACGACATCAACAAATCTAACATTAAACGCACCTCATTTTATACTTATGGTGTAATTATATACCACGATAATTAGTTTTGTCCTAGATAAAAATAACATCTAGGACAGGTAAAATGTTATTATATCAAGCTTTTAAGCTAATTCAGGTGTCCCAGATATATATAGTATTTCTTTTTATATATATTATTTTTATATAACTCTTTCCTATAAAAGAAATTAAAAACATCTAGGACATCTAGGACAACTATTAAATTAAATCGTTCAAACCCTTGATATAAATAGGTTTTTAGGTGTCCCAGATAGTGTCCTAGATACTTAATATTTGTCCTAGATAAATGGGACAAATATATAATTACGTTCACCATCTACCCTTATTCTCTTAGTAGTCATCTTTTTTAAACTACAAACTTCTCTTGCAAAAACTATTCTACTTACAGGTTTATAGCCATATTCGACACAATACTCACTATATTGTGCAAATATATCTCTAGTTGATTCATTTTCTAACTTAGGTTCTTCATTATTTAAAAATGCTAAAACAGGATTATTTCTCTCTTTATATGCTTCTATTTCTGCTGTTACTGATTTAGGTTTGGTAAAGCGATTATTTTTAATTAATCTTTTTAGTCCATTAATAGCCATAACCAAACAATATTGTAATGATTCTTGAGACAATAGCTTATCTATGATGAATGGATCATAATCAATATCTGTATTCGTAAATCTTGCTTTGAAAGGTACAATCATTAGTCGTCTGTTCAATCCATCAGTTTTATCATCAATTCTAGGTACTTCATTCGCACTAAATATTAGTTTGGCATAATTACGTAAATCAAATGGGTCTTTACCTTTACGTTCTACTACTAACGTTTCACCAGTTGCTAAATTTTTAAGTTCTGCACTATCTTTGATGAAACCTTTACCAATGTCATCACCTAAGTTAACCAACTTACCAAATAATTCTGCAGTCTTAAAACGACCATTTAAATCTTTAAGTGCTACGCTTGATGTGTTATTTTCTCCAACCAACGCACGTAAAATTTTCAAAAATGATGACTTACCATTACTCCCCCCACCTGTAAGAATAAAAAATTTACCGTATTCATTCCTTCTAAATAAAGCATATCCTAATATTTCTTCAAACAAATCTCTTAGTCCAGTATCATTCACTGCCAACTTATTAAATGTTTTATCAGTTACTTGAGAATAACTATTTGGTATAAATGGCACAGGTATTTTATTTTTAACAATAATTTCAGGTGTGAAAGGTTGTACTGTGTCTGTGTATAAATCATAAATGCCATTTGCGACAGTGATATAGTTTACTGATGATAACTCTTTTGTTTCAGCTTGCAATTGTAAATATGCTAACGTTTCTTGACGTTGCATCTTTTTAAGTCCTGGAATATGTTTAATCATCACTCTTTCTAAATCAGCTTGTTTATCAGAATAAACGCCATCTAAATAAATATGTAAAATATCAGATATTCTAATAATGTGATACTCCGATATTAAATATTTAGCGAATAAGTCATGTTGAAATTTACCTTTTATGAAGAATGATTCTTTTAAGAATGCATCATCTCTTAACACAATATCCAATTCTTTATCTGATATAGGTTCGTATAATACATGTTTATTAATAATGCGAATTGTATTTCTAATTTCTTCTTTACTAAAAGCGATTTGTTGGAGTTTTAGAATATAGTTGAATAATGTTTGATTACGCCCATCACCTTCTCCTAGATCTGAAAATCCTGGATCTGTTTTAAACGAAGCCTCTAACCATTTCGGCAATTCATCTAATTGGTCATCTTCAACTCTTTTTATCCATTTTCTAAATTGGCCATCTATTTTTAAAGGGTCGCAACTATTTCTACAACCTAATTTAAAATCACACAGGATTCCAATGGCAGTATAATTTTTAGTTTTATTGGTAGTCATGTTATAACCTTTAAAATAAAAATGCATACCGTTATCAGTTTCTAAAATATTACAATGAATTTGTTCATCTTCAATAATATTTAATAAAATTTCTGCTTCATTTTTATCATCGACATCAATCATGATATAGTCATCATCTAATACACCAACGAAACTTTTTAATGATCGTGCTTGCTTATAATTTAGTAATACATCTGTATTCTTTTTAAATTTAGTAATCGTACGTTTTCCTTTTGATTTTAAATAACCTTTATACATGTGTTCCCTCCTTTCATTACTTATTAACTTCTTATTCACTCATTCTATGATCTACTTCTGTAATTGTTTCATTCTCAATTCTTAATAAAACTTTTTGGTAAAAATTTAATAGCTCATTAAATTCTTGAACTTTTAGTTTATTATCTATTTCCATATGAAATTCTTTTAATTTATCAACAGCATCTGCCGTTATTGTTGCTTCATTAAAATTCTTAATGATCATTTGATGTTCACTTCTTCCTAAATAAAGCTAGCTTTTACACTAGCTTTAAAGAATTAATAATGTTGTAGTCCATATCGTTAAATATACTTATCTCTAAACTCATCGGCTACCATTCGAACAATATATTGAATATTGCGTAATTTTTAACACTAATTCGCGGTTTAAATGTTTTTCATAGCCTTATTTTTAGTTCCTATATATTACATTTAAGGTATACTATTAAATACTCTATAAAAGAAGGTGTGGAAATGATTAGGTCCAATGATGTTTTTAAAAAAAGAATATTCCTTTTTATTATTCTTATTTTATTATTATTCATATTATGGTTATTTGATAATCCATATGATCGAATATACAAAAGTGAAACACTCCAATATATATTGGATGTTTTTATTAAGCAGTATACACAAATTTTATCTTTTGCAATTCAAAATCTTTTATCGTTTAGTATAATTGTTATTATTTATTATATTATAAAACCTATGTCAGTTAAGCGAAATAAAATTAAAAAATTTTTATTGAGTTTCGCACCTGTGACTATAATATTAAACAGTTGTATTTATATCATTATTTTATCTGCTGATGATAATAAAATTGCCAATGTAATAAGTATGACAGGTTCATTATTCGCGCTTTTTTATACTACCTTGAAACTTATAAGCTATTTCATCACTAGAGATTAGTTTTGACTTTAAAGTGCATATTTAACCTTATTTTCAAATTCTTACTTATATAAATCTGTTTCTTTTACAAAAGTACCGTTAATTGTTTTACCTTTTCGATTTTTAATTTCATCATAGGCATACTGTAAGCATTCTTCTAATGTCCATCCTTGCTGTTGAGCTAGTATAATTAGAGTTACTACAGTATCGCCTATCCCGTCTTTTAGAGCTTCTTTGTCACTTCTCGATAAAGCAGCAGCAATTTCTCCCGCTTCTTCGAAAAACTTAAGTGCTTGTCGATCTGGTTTAGCTAAATGTAAATTTTTTTCAATACTCCATTGTTCTACATTTTTAATAAGTTTGTTCATATTTTATTCTCCTTACATATATAAATTGATATAATAGATTAATAAAAGTTATATTACAACATATTTTCTTAAATCATTATTAATTGAGAGGTTAGAATTTTGGATATTGATAAGAATATTAAATTTATTTCAAATATTTATAAAAAAGAAATAGAAAAAATCACTATATTTTATTTTATTTTAGCTCCTACTATGATAATTATTAGTTATTTTATAGTTGAAAACTCTGATAAACAGTTAAAAACTATATTTCCTATATTGATAACAATAACTAATTTATTAATAGGAAATTATTTTAGTAAAAGTTATTCGAAACGCTATAATTATTATTTGTATACAGTAGAAAATTCTTATGAGATATATAAAAATAAGTTTTATTCACACAAATTAGAACAATTGAATAAGTATTATTTAACTAAGTTAGAACACGCTGGCTATCATCTTTCAATAGTAATAATTGGATTTTCATTTTTTCCTTATTTTAAATTTTTACCTATTCCTCTAAAAGTTCTTTTAGGATCAATAATATTCATTTTTTTTATATTTATGTTAAACAAAATATTAGTTAATGAATTCAGTACAAAAATTCATCGAACTAATAACATCGTAGTGTTAATACTCTATAAAATATTGTTTATTGATAATAGCCAAAGAAAACGTCATTCTAGGAGGTTAAAAATATACCTAAGATTATTCATAAAATTTAAACGTCCATATAATTTAAAGTATTTAAATTCTACTTCAATGTTAATTTTCCATTTAACATTTATGCGTTTTATTATACTAGTAATAAGAATGTTATTTGTCTTTTCTATTATTTTAGTATCATTTGCTTTAGCTTCGTTTATCGTTATAATTATAATGAAAATTTTTAATATTAATTAATTCAATTATACTAGTATTTAATTGGCGAACTTAACTCCAAACCATTTGATATTAATTTTATCGCCATAGACAATTGATGTTTGCCAATTGAATCCCTTTTGTTATCTTCATTTAAATTTCCTGTATTAATTTTATTTAGATTAAAATTTTCACTGATTAACAAATCCAAAACTGTATATTCAATTCTTGTATTAGTACTTAATTCTCTTTCGTATTCTAATTGAGTATATAAGTTGAAATTTTTCTTATATTCCATTACACCAATTGCATCTGTTTGCAAACTTATATTGCTTAACTGTGTGTTTTCTTTACCTTTTAAGGTATATGTATTGTAAGTTAAGCGTTTTACAATTAATGCTTCTTTTCCATTTTTATCTAAAAATTTAAATTCCATATACTATCACTTCCAATCAATACTGTTATGTTTTAAATGCAGTTTAACTATTTCTTAATATTCCACACCATTTTTAATTACTGTTTCATATATATAGCTAATGCTAAATATTAAATCCGAGTTGTCCATATTGTTCTCCTTTAAAATCATTAATTCGCTTCTTAGCAATTGTAATGTACCAGCTCTTATCCAATTGACGAGGTGTCTTTTTACCTATAATATTTCGATTATCAATAAAACAATTAGCTGGTGTGTAACCTATCTTTTCAGTTTTATTATTTTTAACTTTCATTAATGATTTATCATTTATATCATTAGACGCAAAAACTCTAAATACTCGTTCGTTCATCACTTGATTACCATAAATTGAATGCTGGTACTTACCACTGATTTTTACTATTTTTTGAAATTGAATTAAATCATCACATTCTCTTATTGTTTTTTCAACTGGTACATTTTTAATAAAATAATCAACAACAGCTTTGTTTACTATAGGTAAGTCATTATCTAAATCATTTAATTTTTTTACGTATGTCCCCTTAGATTTATAAATATTTTTTCTTTCATTAACTAAAATATAATTATTGACGTCTTTTTGAATAACATGAGTGAAATGGTCAAATTCTAATTCCATATGAGTGCGAGTTTCCCATTCAAAGCAGATATCATCAATTAATTCAAAATCCTCTAGTTTGTGCATCTTAATCAAAATACCATCTGTATTACTTTGAATAATTTCACAATGTGGTTCTAATTTTTCGATTAAATCAAGTAGTAAAAGCATGCCAGCAACACAAACGTTATTTGCTTGCCTTGGATCATATAAACCATTATGTTTATCTTTCATCGCTCCATAGGTACTATTTAAAACAATCTTAAAAGGCGCTTGTCGTTTATCTTTTTTAGCTTTTAATTCTAGTCGTCTATCTCTTATTTGACGATATTTTTTCTTATTAGGAACATTTCTGCTTAAATAGTCATACTCAATCATTAGTGCAGGATAATAAGATTGAACATCAACATTTAAAAAGTAACCTTTAGCAAAATAATTCTTTCTAGCTCCATGTAATCCACCCCATGCGAAGTCATGTGGTATTCCTGCAACATTTAATTTTAGTGTTTGATTATAATTTCTTGTTGTTTGGTAAAAATTGATCACTTCATGGTATTTATTAATTCTTAAAGTATCGGGTATAGAAAAGTCCATTTCATCATCACGTTTTACTTTAGGTTGTTGAGCTTCAAGTATTAAAGCACTTAATTGTGCTTTCGTTTTATTGATATATTTTATAGGTAAATTAAAAGTTTGTATTAAAGCAATCTGTGATTCAAATTCTTCAAACCGCTTCATAAACACTTGAATTGTTTGTTCTACATCATGTTTACAATATATAATTGATTCATGTATTTCACTTTCAGTCAATTTTCTATCTACATCAAAATTTACACTTGTTTCTCTTATATCGTTACCCATGAAAGCTTCTAATTGCTTTAATGAATGGAACCCTGTTTGAACATCGTAGTTAAACAACTGTATTTTGTGTAATACTCTTGAAAATTTCCAACCTTTGTTTTTATCTTTCACTATAAAATCACTAATTTCTTTAGGATTAAACCCTGATAAAATCCCTTTCAGTATCCATTGATCATAATCTCGACTGTTATATCCAACCCAAAAATCTGTTTTATGTTTCTTATAAAAATCCGTTAATTTTTCTGTGTCATTTATAATTGTATGAGTTTGTTTAGTATCTGAATCAACAACGACAACTAACCAATCATATTTAAAAACTTCAAAATCATAAAAAAGTATCGCAATCACACCCCTATTAATAAAATATTTTAACTACACTAATTGAAATGGCGGCGATTATGAATTATGGATTTTATTAAAGAAAAATTGCATTATAAATGAGAGGACTTTTAAATTATTATATTTAATACCTTTTAGCTCTCTATAATCATTCTGTTTTTCATTTTAACTGTATTAATTTTATTTGCTTTTATTCGAACAATAAGAAATGACATAATCTATGTTTTTAGTAGAAGCCAAAATATTATATATTAAATTTATAGCCCGAAATAAATCAGGCTATTTAATTGTTATTCTGTTTCAAACACTTCAGTAATTTTGTATTGTTGATATCCTTTTTTATCAGTTTTGATTTCTAATGCGAGTTCTGAATCAACTAATTCTTCTGCTAAATCTAACACTAAATCATTGTATTGTTTGAAACCTTTAAAGAATACTGTACTCTCATCTTCTTCATCTTGGTCTAATAAACTTCGTAGCATTACATTGTTTTTATGTACTTGGTAACCAATAGCTTTATCATTACTTGGTTGCATTACACCGTTGTACCAAATTTTCTCATCAGTAAATTCGCCTTCTAAAATAACGAATGTAATTGTTAACATTGGGTCGCCTTTTTTACTTTGTTTTAATACCATGTTTTCTAATGCTACTTCATATTCGCCATCCGGAATATCAGGAAAATCACTGTTTTTAGCGTCATTAATTGCATTTTTAATTTCTTCATTATCTACTTGTTTATCAAATTTATCCCAGTTAATCGTTTCAGTCATAGTTAAATCATTCCTTTTCTTATAATGTTATGTCGTGTTGTTATATTATTCATATGCCATAATATCTTTTGGTGTGTTGAAGGTGAACTTAAGTGTGACCACATAAAATTCACCGTACTTATTGTTCTTACAATCAATCTTTTGTGATGTTAAGTTATTTTTCTCTTCATCTCTAGCTTCTTCAATAATTCGTTCTGCTTCTGATCGTGTTGTTGCAAAATGTTGTTCTGTTGTATTTAATTCTCTTCTCATGATGTTTATTCTCCAATCTATTCAGCATTTTTACGTCTACTTCTTCTAGTACGTTTAGGTTCATCTTCTGTTTCATTTTCTTCTTTTGCTTCTTCAACTACTTCTTTAGTAGATGATTTTCGTTTTCTAGTTTTGCGTTTAGGTTCTTCAATGCCTTCTTCTGTTTCTTCTTCGCCTGGTGGTACTTGTTCAACTGTTTCTTCTACTTCTACTGATTCTTTCTTTTTTCTTCCACGTTTTGTTTTAGGTTTTTCTTCAATAATTTCTGTAGAAATTGGTTCAACTTGCTTTTTAGTTTTAGACGTGACTTTAGCATGAGATGCTTTTTGAGCTGCTACTAATTCTTGTACAAATTCATCTTTATTTAATTCACAAGTATCATTTAAGAAATTGAAACGTCCTCCACCAAACACATTTCGTTGTTTGGACAGTTGTAACAGACGCTCACCTTCTCCATTAATAAATGCACGTACAGTTAAATCAACGGTTCCTGTTGTGAAATTAGCAGTTTTATCATCAATATTAGGTATGAAATTAGTACGAATCGATCCACCTTTTAGTGTTGTTTCAGATTTAACTTCTTTACTTATATATATGATTTGATAGCCTAAATTTTTAAGTCGTTTAATGGCATTATTAAATTCTGTTTTTACCATTGCCCAACCTTTACCATAACCACCATCTGACTCATGTTCCCAACCATTTTTATCAAACACATAAATTCTACAAAGCTCTCTTAAATCTTCGAATAAATCTATAGCAATTGCTTTAAAGCCACTCTCAATATCAGTTTCTAATTCTGAAATAATTTCTAAAAATTGTTCCCACGCAAATTTACGTTTTGTAATTCTACCTTCTTTAGTAACTTCATCTTTAATGTATACTACAGGCGACGTTGTATTATCTGTATTACCATCAGTGTTTAAAAATAATAAGTTATCAAACTCGTCTACAAATGTAGATTTTCCTACATAGGAATCTCCATAAATCCAAAAATCAGGACGTTCATCAATTTTCTTCTCTCGTCGTATATTCTTAGGTAGTGTCATAATTAATTCTCCTTCTTCATTTCTTAGTTGTTCTAAATACTCAGGTGCAAATCTAGGATTACAAGCAAAACATTCATCATTTGGATTTTCTAACCAATCAAATGTTTTATTTCGAATAGCATTAGAGATTTCCCTACATTCATTTAAGAAATAAATGATATCTATTTCTTGTGGTTCAATTTTGATAAAAGTCACTTTTAATTTTTTCATTGTTTTATGTAACCTATTTCTAAATTGAATAATACTTTCATCTTTCTTTTGTCTTATATTTGATTTGGGTAAAAATAAGTACCCCATTGAAATAACGTTGTACCCTTCTTCTTCTAAGTAATGTTTATATATTTGGAGTTGAGGCGATTCTTTATATTTATCTACTGCATTACTATATTTGAAATCAATGATGGCAATGTCATTTGTAGCTTTTCGTTTAACTATCAAATCAACAAACCCAATGAATTCAGGTTTATTAATTTGAAACTCATGTATAAACTCATAATCGTTATAAAAATTGATATTAGTATCAATATTTGCTAACCACGTTTCTGCTTTTTCAAGGTTATGTTCTAATTTAATTGCTTCATTAATGACATCATCAGTGACAATTGGGAAAGCATTGAAGTATTCATTAAGCATTGCGTCTTTGCCTTTTTCGATACCAGTGTGTAATGCATGACCAACTATAAGTGGGCTGTTTGCTTCATAGTTTGGTAATTCAGTGAGTTTATCGATATATCTTAATTTGAAGTGATAAGGGCAACGTTTAAATAAATCAACTCTTGAATAACTAAATTGCATCAAACCACCTCAACTTCCAACTTTGAAAATCTTTAGGTCGTAACACATATGCATAACCACCTGCTTCACGAATTTGGTTCATACGTTCTTTTTGTATACCTCTAACAATTCCAGTATTAGTTTTTAGTTCAATACCATGAAATTTACCATTGATACAAGCTAATATGTCGGGTATTCCATTTACAGTAAATTGGTTGCCTGCCCAATATTTAACTGCAAATGCATTAGGTTGTGATTTTAAAAATTGCATTACGTCTTTTTGAAAAGCCGCTTCATTTTTATAATGTTTAGTCAATATGACCACCTTCATATTCGAAATTAAATTTTGTAGCTGGTTTATCTAACGCATTAATCAATGAATTCCAAATAGTAGATTTTCGAATTACTTTTTGGAAGAAATCTTCACCATTTTCATAAACATCTATTAATTTAAAGTTTCTACAACCTAACCATAATTGATCTCGGTTTTTGTACAATAAGTTCAAAGTATTTTGAATATGCTCCTCCTCCATTGTTATAGGCTCTAAAACATCACCTTCTCTGGTGGTCCATCTTGTATCATTTAAAATTTCTTCTGTATATCTCTTACTTCTATTCATGTTGATGCCTCCTTAAATAATTCATCATTGTAATCTTTGCCATCGACTAAAGTTTGATAGTTTTTCCATTCATATGTACCTAGAGTTAACATGTAATAGTAAAAGCATGGTCTTTCTTGCCCTATACGATGCGTTCGTTTTTTACTTTGTTCAAAATATGAAACGCGATTGGGTAAACCAAAAAAGATGATTTTATTTGCTTTTTGAAGATTGTGACCAAAACTGCCACTTTGATATTGGACGAGTGTCACACTGTTTTTACAATTCTCATATGATTTTTTATCTACTATCTCACCGTTGATATAAGATATAGGTTTACTTAATTCATCCACTATATTTTCAATTGCTTCTTTTTCTAAATTGTACTGATAGAAAATAATCAATCTATCTTCAGTACTTTCAATCAATTCTTTTAACATAACTAATTTATTTTGATTAAATGCAGTACAAAGTAATCTTGCGTTCATATTACCTACAGATGCCGTTTCTGCAATTAATTTTCTATCAGATAGTGTGACAATACCTTCTTTAATAAATTCATCATATTCTTTTGTCTTTTTTGGTTTTAAGAAAATATTAGTTTGAGTTGGTAAATCAAAAACTTCTTCAGTTTTCATAAACACACAACCATATTGTCGTAATTTCTTTTTCAACCTATCTATATTTTTATAACCAATGATTTTATACTTCATTTCATTTTCGTCCCATTGTCTATTTGTATAATGAGACAAAAACATACTCTCTTTAATCTTCCATCCTAATAAGTGAATTTGAGTTATTAATTCTTCATACTTACCATCGATTGGTGTACCACTTAATAAAATGATATTGTCGGGATTTAATTCATTTACAATCAGTTTAGTACGTTGTGATTTGGGATTTTTGATATATTGAGATTCATCTAAAAGCAATGTAAATTTTTTTAATTTTTTCAGTTCAGGTCTCGCTATAGCTTTTTCATAATTAATGATTAAAATACTATTTGGTTTTATATTCTCAATACGTTGTTTATCAAAAATGATGATTTCATAATCATCTGAATAATAATCTTTAAAATGCTGGTACCAATCAGTTATTTTTGATTTTTGACAGACAACTAAATTGTAGGGGGTATTTGATTCCCACAACTTTTCTGAACCAACAAATGTTTTACCTAAACCCATATCAAGATAGTAAGCAACTTTATTATGTTGTTCTGTCATATCAAGTGCCTTTTGTTGATGAGCATAAAGCTTAATTTCATTCATAAAACTAAACACCTTTCTTAACTAATATCTGCCCACGCATTACCGATATAATATAGTTCTTCATCCGTTCATGTGACTCTGGATATACTTCTAATATCTGTAACAACTTATTATTTGTTTTATAACTATCGTGATAATGTAAAAAATTAATAATAATCTGTGAGGTTGGTGTCTGTTCGATTTCCAACAAGCAGTTTTCATTTGTTTTCTTAAACTCATCAAATAGTTGTTGATATAGAACAAACATCTTTTCATTAGCATCATTCTTCATTGTTGTCATCGTCCTTGTCGTCATCTATACCTAAAAATTTTTTTAATTTATACATTTCGATAACATTTGCGATATCGTGGTAATCATTTTCGTTATTCAATAAATTAGCAAGACCTGCAATATCCCCAAGCGCACAATGTGACGATGATGTAGTATGTCCATTACTAACCCCTACAGTTGAAAAAAGTAAAACGTCAAATTCAGTTTCTTTATTGATTTCATTCACTAATTCAAACAATTCTCCATTCTTTTCAGCCAATAAATCTCTTAATTCTTGTCTGCTCATGTTTTTAAATTCATTTTTCATTGTTGTCTTCCCCCAAAATTGATATACTTTATTTGTTAATTGTTTTTTAATTTCTGATTGCTAATTGCCGTTAGCAGTCAGTTTTTTTATTCTCTAAAAAAATACTCATCATAGAAAATGAATATTGCAATGCCAGTACTTGCAGCAATTACCCATGCTGTTGTGAAGTACAAAAATGGCATTAAACAAATTGCTAAAATTGTTATACACATTACTGCTATGATGTAACTTTTATATGTGTTAGACATTCGCATCCTCCATAAACTTCTGTGTTCATATTGTTAACTAGTTAATTTTTAACATTTAAAAATTAAATTCATCTTCTTATGTTCGTGATATAATCCTTTTAACTGACATGAAAGGAGCACGAAATAATGACTGGTTATTATGAATGGGCTACCATTTGTTTAAATGGTCACGTAGCATCTTCTAGTGAAGCTAATTACGTAAAATTTTGTAAGGAATGTGGCAAATCTACTGTTTCACAATGTAATAATTGCGGTATTGCTATTCAAGGTAATTATTACGTCCCTGAAATCATAGGAATATTCAAATATGATTTACCATATTATTGCCATAATTGTGGTTCGCCTTACCCTTGGACTAAAACCCTTTTAGATAATGCAGTAGAATTAGTTTCTTTAGATGATGAATTGCCTGAAGAACATAAGAAAATCATTAAAAATGCAATTCCTGATTTGATAATCGAATCTCCTACCACACCTTTAGCACAGGCAAAGTATAAAAAATATGCCATTCATGCAGCCGATTATGTGCAAGAAGGGCTAAAAAATCTTCTAGTCGACATAGTTAGTGAATCGGTTAAAAAATCTATTTTTAATTAAATTTAAATCTACAAAACGGGCAAAAATTAGCATTTTGCAAAGTACACTTTTTGCACTTAGGGCAATTCTTAAAGTTTAAAGAATTATCAATGTTGTATTTAATTTTTTTATCGTTCAAAGCATTCCTAATTTCTTCAATCAAGTTGACTGTTAGGAGTGCAATTTTTATTAATTTATTTTTCTTCATCTCACACCTTTTAAATCCTTAATTTGTATAACTTTCTCGTTCTCTAGTTTTATTTTCAGTTGATCGTTTAGAATTTTTTTCATACAATCAGCTCGTTCTGTTTCGTTTTTGAATAATTGGCTATTACTCATGTGGTTAATGTCCTCCAATTCGATTTATTAGCGTTTGATAAGCATCTAATACTTGCGGATAAAGGTATAACACTCTAGTGCCTACTCGTCTTGTCACTGCTACAATTTCAGGTTCACAGACTATCTTTTGTATTAGCGTTGCTTTACTTAAACCAGTAATCTCCACTAAACCTTTAATATCTACAGTTGCAACTTGTCTCTTGTAGGTACTTAAGATTTCATCAACTTTCTTTTGTACTAAATCGTTAATTATTGCTTCATTCAGTTGAATATTTAGCATGTTGTGCACTCCTTTCTAAGTTATTGTTTTCGAAACTTTAGTGCTAAAAAAAATCATCAATTTTAATATTTAAAACTTCAGCTAATCTCTTGGCTTCTCCTGTTTTAAAATCTCTACCATTAATCCTATTTAATTTAATATTAAACAAAGATACATTCATACCAATCTTATTAGCAATGTCTTTCTGTTTTAAACCTCTGCCTATAATTATTGCTTTCACTTTATAGTATGGATATGTTTTTTCTTTATTCATTATCAAGCCTCCTTTTTGTTTCGAAAACGATAACTTAAATATAATTTATACTACATCTGTTTCGAAGTCAATTACTTTTTGAAAATAAATGTTGTTTTTTCGAAACGAATTCTATATACTTTAAATATCAAATAGAACTTGGAGTGATTTTGTGGGAATTGGTGAAGGCATAAGAAAAATGCGTAAGCAACACAAATTGACAATGGATCAATTAGCAAACAATCTTAATACTACATTCCCCAAACAATCTAATTTTACTAAAAGTAAAATATCTAAGTGGGAGAATGAAAAAGAGGAACCTAGACTTAGTTCTGCTAAATTAATAGCAGAATACTTCAAAATATCACTAGATGAACTTTATGATAGTAATAGTTCGGGAGTTAAAAACAATCTTTCAAACAAAGATAAAATAACCGCACATGTAAGCGAAGATGTTAGTGACTCTGAGATGAAAGAAATCGTGAACTTCATCGAATATATTAAAAGTAAAAGAAATATAAATTCAAATAGCGATAAATAAAGAAAGACGCTCATTTTACTAATCATTGTATTAGTATTACTACGTCTTTCTTTTTTTATATATCAAATTATGCATAATTAAACTTCTGTTAATTGGAGATGATAACTACCGAAATATAAATCAAAATTTAATAAAGGAGTGAAATTATGCATCAATACAAGGAGTTGATGGATGATATAAAAATTAAATATATTGAGATGCCGGATAAATTAGAATGTCTGATTATAGGTAATGATTTATATATTAATAAGCATTTATCATCATCTACATCAACGAGTGAAATTAAAGAACCAATGGCTTTATATCACTACCACTGTGATTTTGAATTATTAATCCCCTTAAATCAAATTAAACAAGCGATATATCTACATGACTGCAAAACCATACCTCAGTTAAGCGCTTATTTTAAAGTGCCTGTAACAGACATCTTACTAACAATATACTTCTATAAAATTAAGTACTCAGATTTACATTTTCTCAATATGTTCAAAACCGATTTATTAAGTATTCATCAAGAAATTATTTAGGAGGCGTTTAAATGCAACAAGAATCAACATCATGGTACAAACAAGAGTGGTGTATTGTTTTATCACTTTTATTCCTATTTCCTTTAGGCTTATTTTTAATGTGGAAATTCAGTAAATGGCCGTCTTTAGTTAGGGCAATTATTACTGTAGCTATAGTGATTATTTCTCTAGCTAGTATAACTTATATTGGACAAGTTCAGATGATTAAACCATATGTAGCGAATTTAGATTCAAGTAGTGAAAGCGATAAATCTGACAGTATCACTGATAAAGATGAAGAGAATCACGAAAAAGCAAAAGAACAAACAAATGGTAAATATCAAGAATGGTTTGACACGAGTACAAAAGGAACATCTGATAGTTCAAGTACAAGCTCTAGTTCTAGCACAGATGACAGTGTGACACGTGACCAAAAAGCAGCTTTAAAAAAAGCTGAGTTTTATTCAGAATACTTACATTCATCAAAAAAAGACATATATCATCAATTAACATCAGAATACGGTAACAAATTTTCTGAAGAAGATGCGCAATACGCAATAGATCATTTAAAAGCTGACTATAATAAAAACGCATTAGAAAGTGCTAAAACATATGCCAAAAGTTTAAATATGTCTACCAGAGAAATTTATGATCAATTAATTTCGGAATACGGAGGACGATTTACACCTTCAGAAGCACAATACGCAATCGACCACTTAGACAAATAATTTAATTGGGCAGAATTCCTGCCCTTTTATTCATTTTAGGGAGGTAACCAATATGGCATCATTTGAAAAAAGAGGTAATAAATGGCGGTATAAAGTTCAATATAAAGATTCATTGGGAACAAAAAAAGTTATAAGCAAATCTGGATTTAGAACAAAAGCGGAAGCAAAAAAAGCAGCTTTAGAAGTTGAGTTAAATATTAAAAATGGTTATAAAGAAAACATGAATTATACACTTGAAAAATGGCTCGACTATTACTTAGAGACTTGGCGAAAAGATAAGGTTAACGATAGCACCTATAATATTGAATTATATTCAAAAAAACGATTATTAGACATCTATGACCCTAACATAAACATTAAAAACATTACACCTTCGATGCACCAAAAATTCATAAATACGTTAATTCAACGTGGTTACAGTAAATCAACGCTCTCAAAAACACATCATTTGATGAAACGTGCAATGGAACGTGCTAAATATGATAGAATCATTTATTTTAATCCATGTGATGGTATTTCATTACATCATAAAAATTTAAAAGAAAAGGAAAAAGCTAAATATTTACCTAGCAATAAAATTAAGCCTTTTTTAGAATTGGTTAAAAAGCGGGATATTTATCAGTATTTTTTATTTAGAACACTTATAGAAACAGGTATGCGAATCGGTGAGGCAAACGCACTTAATTGGAATGATTATGACAGAAAGTATAAAACATTATCAATTACAAAGTCGTATGATCAAAAAAGAAAAATATTTGGTCCTACCAAAAATAAGGAAAATAGAATCATATTTATAAGTGACAAATTAGCAAAGGAATTATTCAAATTGAGAACGCTTCAAAATGCAAACAAAATAGCAAATAGCGAATTATATTACACTGATTATGATTTTATGTTTTGTAATGAATTTGGCGACCCACTTCCACGTTCTACTACCCACAATACAATGAAATATGTAACAGGTAAAATATTAGGGAAAGGCAATGAACTAAGCATACATAAATTACGACATACACATGCAACATTGTTACTTGAAAGTAATGTGCCTATGAAAGTAATTCAGGAGCGATTAGGTCACAAAAGTGAATTCATAACAAGCAACATTTATAGTCATGTTACTGAGAAAATGAATCATACGGCAAAAGAAAATTTCGAGAAATATATACGTGATGTTTTTTGA